TAGAAAGTCAAGATCAAAGTTTGGTATTATAGATTATTTAGCGACCCATCACTATTACTTGTGGAGTCCGTTAGAGAAAACTATCATTGTTCCTATGGCAGCCCTTGGTTTAAGTTACTCAGAGATGTTATCATACACTGGAGGATTGTTAGCAATAACTGCGTTCTATATTGGGTGGTATATATTTGGTAAGATGTCGGAAGATGACATTACATTAAATGTTAAAACTCAACCAATTAATTGGAATCGTTTAATGTTTGGGGCAATGCCTTTATTTGTGGCAATCGGTGCATTAGTTGCTGGTGGTACTCATTGGATGACCTTTGGTATTCTAACTGTGTATTATATTATGTATTCGGGTATCTTTAGTTTATCTAAATTAAATTCCTTTGTAAATTGGAATTTAATGGGTGTGCTTGCTTTAGTTATTATTGCATCCAATATCGTAGGTTCTAATTATGCCGAAATTAAGTCATTCTTAGAAGCATCAAGTGTTCTTGATATGAATACTTTAATTGGATTTTTGAGTATTTCTGCTATTGCATACGGTTCTTCGTTTTTATTGGGATCGTCTGGTAAATATGCTGGTATTGTTGCGTTACTTGCTATGATATACGGTGTTGAATATTTAACGTGGTTCATTGCGTTAGAGTTCTCAGCATACTTAATTAGTCCAACACATAAGTGTACTCATATTGGTCGAATGTATTTTGGCACTAGTATGAAGAAATATTATGCTGTTGTTAGTTTATGGACGGCAATTATGATTGGTTATGCGGCTCTGGTAACATTACCATAAGTATTAAACCACCTTCGGGTGGTTTTTTTACGTCTATTATAAGAGACTTGTTTATATAAATATAGTAATTACGTAAATAAATTATTATACAAGGAAATTCCCAATGGAAGATTTAAACAACATTAGGGACTCTATTGATATTATGAAAGAACGAATCACTCGCCTCGAAGAAAAGATGAAGACTGTTTATCACAGAACACAACGCATCGAGGATAAGTTGGATAAGTTGATTGAGCAAGGACAGGGTCAAAATATAGACATTGCAACAAATCAAATTCAAATCGGAAATGGTGAGAGAATGTTTTGGCTTGTGGCGTCCGCAGTAATTGGATTAGTTATGTATTGGTTAAAGGGTTAATATTATGATTGAATTATTATTTGATTTTGAGATGTTTTTAAGTATTATGGTATCCACATTAGGTTTCGGTGGATTCTTTTTCACACTGAAACATAGAAAGTTTTATTCTGTGTGGGCAAGGTCATCAATATTATTGGGGTCGTTGACTTCATTTTTACACCTATACAACTTTGAATATATCAGAGAAACTTTGTTGATGTCTGAATATGCTATGGTTTGTATATTAGTAGAGACAATGTTTAGTTTATCTATATTACTATTCACATTTACTATATTAAGGTTCAAATGGAAATGGCAGGTTGACGTACATAATCACTGTACGGCTGCCGAATGTCCTCTTGTTCAAAAGTATAAATAGTATTAAAATAAGAGAGTTATTATGGCAAAGGTACAATCAGCAACAGAATTAAAAGAATACGCATACCGTAGATTGGGTTATCCAAAGGTAGAAATACAAGTGGACGATACTCAGGCAATGGATCGTATTGACGATGCTGTTCAATTATTCGTAGAACGACATTTTGATGGTGTTGAAGAAAAGTATATCACTATCACGTTTGATGCTACAGATGAAGCAAATCAGTATATCACTATGCCAGATGATGTGATTGCCGTTACTCGCATTTACGAACCTGGAAGATATTCTTCAGAAGCAATGAGTGATGTTAGATATAAAATTATGTTTGACCAAATGTTCGATATGACTAAAGTTAGTATGCAATACTACGAAATGACTATGCAGAACCTTTCTATGATATCTGATTACTTTAATCCAGACAGAACATTCACATTCAACAAAGCAAACAATCGTTTATATTCTCATTCTGGAACAATCTTAGGTCCATCTTGTAAAGTTAAAGGTGTTTGTTCTGATGTTGCGTTTACGACTGATGCTACTTGTACTGCTGGTGCAGGAACTTGGACAGCATATTCTTCTGAGTCAGTTTGCGAAGCAGCTGGGTCATTGTGGTACGAAGGAAGTAAAATGATGCTTCGTGGTTTTGTTGGTTTAAATCCAGACGAAACTGCTGGCTATGCTCTTGATGTATATAACGATGAGTGGATGAAGAAGTACACTACTGCTCTTATTAAGAAGCAGTGGGGTTCAAATATGAAACAATTTGACGGAATGCCATTACCTGGAGGAATCGTTGTTAATGGACAACAACTCTGGGATGAAGCAAACGAAGAAATTCTAAGATTAGAAGAACAATTCTCGCTTGAGTATGAAATGCCAACTAACTTTTTGGTAGGTTAATCAAATGGGTATGTTTGACAATATGTCCAAATCAACAATGATTAAGGATATGGTTGAAGAAATAGTAGAAACCATTGGATTCTCCGCTAAGTATCTACCACGTAAGTATAAAAACTTAGATCCAATTTTTGGAGAAGATCCAACAAGTCATTTTGATACGGTATGGACTTTGAATATTCTCGTAGACGAATATCAAGACTACGGTGATGTTGGAGATTTCTATTCTAAATTCGGTGTTCAAGTAACAGACGAAATGAAGGTGTCTTTTACTAAGAAATCATTTGCAGAGCAAACAGTTGCAACGGATGACGATATGCCGATTGCTGGAGACTTATTATACTTTGGAGACCTTGAGGCATTGTTTCAAGTATCGTTCGTAGGCAACGATTCTTCGTTCTACCCTACACCAGATGGCCCTCAACACGTATGGCAATTAACCCTTAAACCTTGGGAATATGGTCATGAAGATATTGTTGTTGCTGATTCTGAGATAGAAGGACTAGAAGCAGATATTAAATCTAATTTGAATAACGAATTAGGCACACCAGATTGGGATGTAGAAGACGACGATGTATTAAACTTCGAAGAAATGAACCCATTCGGAACAATAGGATAATATTATGTTTGGAACTACTTGGTATCATGGGACTACACGTAAACTTATTGTAGCATTTGCGTCAGTATTTAATAACATTCACGTACAAAGAAAAGAATCAGACGGCACTTTAGTTACAGATATTAAAGTACCTATCGCATATGAGTCTCAAATGAAGTATATGGCGAGATTGATTAAAGATTCTAAAAAGAATAGACAAGTCCCTAGAATGGGATTTATCATGAATGGTATGGAGATAGACCCTGCACGTTCTATGAATCAAATGAACGAATTATCATTTGCACACGATTCAGACGATACTAAAATGCATAAGATTTATGCACCGATACCGTATAATTTTAACTTTACATTAGATGTTTATGTAGATTACATGGACGATGGTTTACAAATTATTGAACAAATCGTTCCTTACTTTCAACCAGATTTTAACGTTGTTATTGAAGAAATCCCAGCATTGAATATAGAACGTGATATTCCTATTGTTCTCGGTGGAATCACAATGACTGATGAATTTGAAGGTGAATTTGGCGAACACAGAATTGTCAATTGGACATTAGATTTTGTAATGAAAGGTTGGGTTTATCCTCCTGTTACCGATGCTAAAATTATTAAAGAAATTATTACTAATTACAAACTTGCTGGGGCAGATGGCGATTTTGATTTTTCAAACTCTCCTATTATGGAACAAGTTAGAGAATCGGTCAACCCGATGACATCAGATGTTGATGACCCGTGGACAACTAAAGTCGAAGCAGGACACCCTGACAACCCTGATGACGCAACAGACGTTGATACTATGAGTGAAGTTAAGTGGCCAGTAGAGTAAACAGTGAGATTATATTATGACAAAGAAAACAGTGAACGAAAAATTAGACGATGAACTTTTAGGTTCGAGTGATATCATTATGGAGTTTGAAAATCCAGAAGAAATTATGGAGGCTGCAGAAATCGTTTTAGAAGAAACTAAAGCAATGTCTGAAAATAAAGAAAGAGGTATTGTCCCTAAAAGAGAAGTTGTGTCTAATGCTATGACAGGCGATTTAGACGATGACTATGAATTCGCAAGAGATAATTTATACAATCTAGTAGATAAAGGAAACGAAGCACTAGAAGGTATTATTAGTCTTGCGAAAGAAATGGAACACCCAAGAGCATACGAAGTTGCTTCTGGGTTAATTAAATCTGTTACAGATACAACGATGGAGTTGTTGAAGATGCAGAAAGAACTACAGATTATGAAAGGGGAAAAACCATCAGGCAACTCAACGACCAATAATAATTTATATGTTGGTTCTACTGCTGATTTACAAGCATTATTAAAGGGTAAAGATTTAAAATGATATCACAAGAACAACAAGTAAAAAACGAAATATTAGTTAAACATAAAAAAGAAACTCGCTTACAGTCGTTTGGTATGATTATAGGTATTATGACTACGATGTTTGTAGCAATGACTATGATGGATATGTTTAAATTAGTACAGGTTATGAAAGTCGAACAAACAGTAATTAAAGCATTTGTATCTGCTAGAACAGGAATGCCTTTAAAAGTTCAAAAGATTGCTAGAGAAGAATTGAAACTACACAGACAAGAAGATATTATCAAATTAGAAGAATTGGATTTGAGAATTTTATATTTAGAAAAACAACACGAATAAACAAAAACACTTTATATTATGGCAAAGACAATTTATCTAGGAAATCCTAATCTTAAACGACAAAACGTTGAGATTGATTACACCGAAGAACAAATTCAAGAATATGTGAAGTGTCGGGACGACCCTATTTACTTTGTGAAAAATTACATTCATATTGTAAACCTTGATAAGGGTTTGATAAAATTTGAATTATATCCTTTTCAAGAAAATTTAATCAATACAATACATACAAACCGTTTCACAATCGTGAAATGTCCACGTCAGTCTGGTAAATCACAAACGTCTCTGGCGTTTATGCTTCACTATATTCTATTCAACGACCAAAAGAATGTTGCTATACTCGCCAATAAATCGGCAACGTCTAGAGAACTTCTTGGTAGACTTCAATTTGCATACGAGAAGTTGCCGATGTGGTTACAACAAGGTGTAATGGAATGGAACAAAGGTTCTATTGAACTAGAAAATGGTTCTCGAATCCTTGCTGGTTCAACATCTTCAAGTTCTATTCGTGGTTACTCATTTAACCTAATTTTTCTAGACGAGTTTGCATTCGTACAACAGGGTATGGCAGAAGATTTCTTCCGTTCAGTATATCCTACAATTTCTTCAGGTAAAGATTCTAAAGTAATTATAGTATCAACACCCAACGGAATGAACCACTTTTATAAAATGTGGTTAGATGCCGTTGAACATAGAAACACATACAAAGCATTTGAAATTAATTATTGGGATGTTCCAGGACGAGATGCCGCTTGGAAGGCAGAAACTATTGCCAATACTTCCGAAGAACAATTCAAACAAGAATTCGAATGTGAGTTCTTAGGTTCGGCAGGTACATTAATCAACCCCGCTAAATTACATTCTTTGGTAATGAGAGATCCGATATATAGAAAAGACGACTTGAAGGTATATGAAGAAACAGTAGAAAATCATTCATACGTAATTGCAGTTGACGTTGCTGAGGGTAGAGGACAAGATTATTCATCAATGAATGTTGTTGATGTATCAAAACTACCTTTTGTTCAAGTTGCGACGTATCGGTCAAATGAAATTTCCCCACTATTATTCCCACATTACATAATGCAAGTTGCTCAGGCATATAACGAAGCAACCGTTATTATTGAATCAAATGGTCCAGGAGCAGAAGTTGCTAATATTCTACATTACGACTTAGAGTACGATAACACCATTAACGAATCTGGTGTTCATAATAAACTTGGTAGAAAAATGACTAGTCGTATTAAGGCAATTGGTTGCTCAAATATGAAAGATTTAATTGAAGGTGATAAATTAATAGTCAATGACCCAGATACCATCACAGAACTATCTATGTTTGTGACCAAAGGTAAATCTTGGGCTGGTGAAGGCGACGGTCATGATGATATGGTTATGGGTCTAGTTATGTTTAGTTGGTTATCAACTCAACCAGAGTTTAAAGAATTGACTGATATGGAATTGCGAGTAAGGTTATATGCAAATAAGATATACGAAATTGAAGAAGAATTAACCCCATTTGGATTTATCGACGGCGATGGATACGAAGACGGTGAGATAGTTGTAGAGGGCGGTGAAGTGTGGACAGTCCAGCCTGGAAGTATGTTGTTCTAAAGTTTGGTTTTTTATAAATAGTTGTATCGAAATAATAATGTTTCGACAAACTTATTTTTTAAATATAGGAGAATGACAATGGGATTTCAATTAAGTCCAGGCGTTCAAACAAAGGAATTTGATTTGAGTACGTCTATCCCTGCAGTTGCTACCAGTTTAGGTGCTACAGTTGGTCGCTTTACATGGGGACCTTGCTTTGATGCAACTTTGGTAGCCTCAGAGAGCAATCTGGTTAGTGTTTTTGGTAAACCAAATGCAGATTCATACCCGTCGTTTTTGACTTCTGCAGCCTTTTTAAGTTACTCTAACTCACTACAAGTGGTTCGTGTAGTTGACGCTACTGCTACTAATGCTAACGCATCTGGTACTGGAGTTTTGATTAAAAATGCTGAAGATTTTGATACACAGATGGATTCAGGTACATTAACAGAAGGTTTTTATGCACGTTACCCAGGAGCATACGGTAATAGCATTACAGTAGAAACTGCTGACGAAGCAGGATACGCAACTTGGGCATATGCAGGTGCGTTTGACGTATCTCCGGCTGCTTCTAACAGTGAAATGGCAATTGCCGTTTTAGTTGGTGGTGTTGTTGCTGAAGCACATATCGTTTCTACAGTTGACGGCAATAAGAACGCAGATGGCAATAACATCTTCGTTGAGAAAATCATTAACGACACATCAAAGTTAATCTTAGCAGTAAATGCTAACGTTGCTAATGGTACTGCTTCAACAGTTTTTGCTAATGGTGCTGACTCAGGTGTTGGTGAAGACGACTATAAACTAGGTTGGGACTTATTTGCTAATGCAGATGAAATTAATGTTTCTATTCTAGTTGCTGGTGGTGTTACTAATGAAGCAAAAGCAACTGCTTATGCCGTTCAAAAGTACATGGTTGAGTCTATTGCTGAAGTTCGTAAGGACTGTTTTGCAATGTTATCTCCTGCTAAAGAAGACGTAGTAAACGTTGGTGGTGCATCTACTGCAGTATCTAATGTTATTGCTTCACGTAAAGACGTATCATTTAATGTTGCTTCTTCTTACGGTTCTTTAGACGCTAACTACAAATACACATACGACAAGTATAATGACACATATCGTTGGATCGGTTTTAGTGGTGATACTGCAGGTTTACTTGCATACACTGACTCTACTCGTGACGCTTGGTGGTCACCTGCTGGTTTAAATCGTGGTCAAATTAAGAATGTTGTTAAATTAGCATACAACCCTTCTTCGACTTTACGTGACCAGTTATACATGTTACCTAATGGTATTAACCCAATCGTTTCTTTCCCAGGTCAAGGCACTGTGCTTTGGGGTGATAGAACTTTACTTACAAAACCTTCTGCTTTTGACAGAATCAATGTTCGTAGATTATTCATCGTTATTGAGAAAGCAATTGCAATTTCTGCTAAATACTTCTTGTTTGAATTTAACAACAAGTACACTCGTAGAAACTTTGTGAATATGGTTAATCCTTACCTTGGAGGAATTCAAGGAAAACAGGGTATGTATGACTTTTATGTTCAATGTGATGAGACAAACAATACTGGTGAAGTGATTGATGCTAACCAATTTGTTGCTAGTATGTTTATTAAACCTGCTAAGTCAATTAATTACATTACTTTGAACTTTGTTGCAACTAAAACTGGCGTTGACTTCTCTGAAGTTATCGGTCAGGTATAATAAGGGAGAATTAAAATGAATTACGATACTTTTAGTTCACAATTAAAATCACAGAACTACGCAAGAAGTAATCTGTTTGAAGTATTCATCGGACTAGCTGGACAAGACCAGAAGTTTGTTTGTAAGTCTGCTTCATTACCTGCTACTTCTGTTGGTGTTATTGAAGTTCCTTACCAGAACCGTAAGTTAAAGGTTCCAGGTGATAGAACGTTCCAAGATTGGACAGTTACAATTATCAACGATGAGTCTATGTCTGTACGTAAAGAATTACTTGCGTGGCAGAACGATATTCAAGGTTTCCAAAACTTTGGTTCTAATGGCGATACACCAAGAGATCACCACAGAATATTAACAGTTACTCCTATGGATAGAACCATGGGTGCAATTGGAGATACTGAGGTTGATTTATATGGTTGGCCTTCAGAGATCGGTTCTATCGATCTAAGTTGGGAAACTGCTGATACTGTACAAGAATACACAGTAACATTCAGTATTACTCATGATAATAGTGTTCAATAACCATTATAAATATTACTATAATATTAATTAATGGTTAGGATATACAATGGAATTATTCGGTTATAAAGTTGAAAAACAAATAGGTTCTGCGACGATTGAAAAGGGGTCAAACTCTTTCGTCCCGCCGGACTTAAACGATGGTTCCACTGTTATCAACGGTGGAGGAATAAACGCCTTCGCCACCAATTTTGACGTATCTTTCAAAAACCAGAAAGATTTGATTGGGCAATACAGAGAAACTTCACAAAATCCCGAGGCAGAACTTGCTATCGACGATGTTGTTAATGAAGCAATTGTATTGGACCCATATAAGGACGCGGTATTGATTCATCTGGATAAACTAGATGCTTCAGATAATATCAAGAAAGTTATTACAGAAGAATTTGATGTAATTACTAGAAAACTAGAATTTAATAATTCTGGACCTGATATTTTTAAGCGTTGGTACGTTGATGGTGCTATTCACTATCACATAATTTTTGACAATGATAATGTCAAGAAAGGTATTAAGGAGTTGAGATATATCGACTCTATGGATATCAAGAAAGTAAAAGAAGTAACAAAAGATAAAGATAAAAATGGCATAGAAGTAGTTAAGAAAGTAGACGAATATTGGGTTTACAATACAGAAACTATGACTGGCACACAATCTTTAAGAGTTGCAGATGAGTCGATCGCCACTTCGGATAGTGGTTTATTTGATTCAGGAAAAGAAGTTACATTGTCTTATTTACATAAAGCAATGAAACCTATTAATCAACTTCGTATGCTAGAAGATGCGATGGTGATTTACAGAATTACAAGAGCACCAGAAAGACGTGTGTTCTATATTGATGTTGGTAATCTTCCTAAAACGAAGGCTGAGCAATATCTTAGAAACATCATGAACAAGTTTAAAAACAAAATGGTTTATGATGCTTCGACTGGTAAAGTCAAAGACGGTAAGAATTCAATGTCTATGATGGAAGATTTTTGGTTACCAAGAAAAGAAGGTGGGCGTGGTACTGAAGTTACTACATTGCCTGGTGGTCAAAACTTAGGTGATATGGACGACGTGATGTATTTTCAAAAGAAAGTATATCAAGCACTTCATGTTCCACCATCTAGAATGGATCAAGACCAAACATGGGGATTTGGACGTTCTGGTGAAATTAGCAGAGACGAATTGAAGTTTACTAAGTTTGTTTCTAAGTTAAGAAAACGTTTTTCAGATTTATTCTTTACCTTACTTCGCACTCAATTGATTGCGAAGGGTATTATAAGTAAGAGTGAATGGAACGTTTATAGAGAACAAATTGAGTTCGTATTTGCGGATGATGGTTACTTTAGTGAAATAAAGAAACTTGAAATGATGAACCAAAGAATTGAAATGTTAGATACTATTACTAACGGTGAAATGATTGGTCGTTACTACTCTATTGAATGGGTACGTAAGAACATCCTTATGCAAACGGACGAAGAAATTGCCGATATGGATAAGTTGATGGCAAAAGAAAAAGGAGACACACCTACAGATGATGAAGGTATGTCTACCGATACATATTAAAATTAAGGAAATATTATGAGCAATTTAGAAAATTTAATTAAATACGCAAGAGAAAAGAAAGCAACTGCGTTTAAAGACACATTTACTGCAGAAATATCAGATAGAGTATCCGCAAAATTAGATTCAATGAAACAATCAATTGCTAAGACAATGTTTGCTAAAGCAGATAAGTAACTCTGGAGAAGATTCATGAAAATGTTTAAACAAATAAGAGAAGAACTAGAAGACGAAACGTTGGATGTATATACGTTTACTTCTGAGCAGTGGGACGAATTGTCAGAAGAAGAACAAGACGACTTTGAAGACTTTGAAGTTGACGGTGAATATGAAGCAGAAAACGGTTCTTCTATTTGGGTTGTTGGTGACGAAGAGTTTGATGTTTTAGGTGTTATGGATGACGAAGACGATATTGAAGAAGCAACTAAATATTCAGGGCGTTCTCGTAGACAAGTTCATATGACTCAAATTAAAAAACGTCGTATGAAAGGTCGCAATAGACAACAGAAACTTAAAACTAACATCAAACGTAAGAAGGCAAATAATAAAATTAAAATCAAACGTAATAGATTAAAAATCACAAGACGTTTTGGTAGTGGTGATAAGTCTGGACGTTCTGGTAAGATTGGTGCTCAACGTAAGAGACGTGGTGGCAGAACAATTACACATAAAGGTTAAAGGAGAATATTATGAGATTAACAGAATCAATTAATAATGTATTGAATGAATCAATTCCAGGTCCAGTTTTAAAATCAGCAAAGAGTGATTTTAAAAAGGCAAAAGGAAGTTTTGACGGAGCAGTAGGTTATCTAGGTGATATTGCAGACGATATCAGAACATATGATCCGAAGACTGCTGCACGAGTAACGGAATTATACAGACAGATGTTGAAGGTACAATCCACTTTCGGTAAAGTTAAACTTTAGGAGAAACGTTATGAGACTAATTTCCGAAATAAATGAATCAGTAAATTACATCACTGAAGGTAAAGGCAAAGACCTTTATATTGAAGGTGTATTTTTACAAGCAGATTTAAAGAATCGTAATGGACGTATGTATCCTGGTGCGATTATGGAAACCGAAGTTAAACGTTATACTGAAACGTACATCGATAAGAAACGTGCGTTTGGTGAATTAGGACATCCTGATGGACCTACGATTAACCTTGACCGTGTATCTCATATGATTACGGCATTAGTTAAAGAAGGAAGTAACTACATTGGTAAAGCAAAAGTTACGGACACTCCTCACGGAAACATTGTAAAGAATTTAATTAACGAAGGAGCTCAACTAGGTGTATCATCACGTGGTATGGGTACGTTAAAGGCCAATAAACAAGGAATTCAAGAAGTACAAAGTGACTTCTACCTTGCTACTGCCGCAGATATTGTGGCAGACCCCTCTGCACCAGATGCATTTGTAAATGGCATCATGGAAGGAAAGGAATGGGTTTGGGACAACGGAGTTATCAAGGAACATGATATTGCAGAAATGAAGAAAGAGATTGAGTCTACGAGTAAATCTAAACTAACTGGTTTAGAAGCACGTATTTTCGAGAAATTTATGAGTGGTTTGTAATAAATAGTTAATTGTTAAAGTAATTAGTTTTATAAATAATAGTAATTAGAAATAAAAACTAATTTAAGATTATAATCAAAATATATTAGGAGAACCTAAGATGAAGTTAAAAACAGAAACTGGCGAAATGTTAGTTCTAGATGAAGCACAGGAATTTTATATTTCTGAAGATGCTAAATCTGACACTTCAATTGATGTATCTGAAGTTGATGCGTTATTAGAGTCTGGCGATTTAGAAATCGTTGCAGAAGAGTCTGATGAAGTTGTTGAAGCAGCTGCACCAAAAGCAACTAAGTTAAAGAAGAAAAAGATTAAGGCAGATGGTTCTGGCGAAGTTGAAGTATTCGAAGACGAAGACGAAGATGGTGACGACGAAGACGAAGATGACGAAGTTGAAGAAGACAAAAAAGTTATTGCTAAAGAAGAAGTAGAGTTAGAAGTAGATGTTAAGGAAGACATGAACGCATTGTTCGACGGTCAAGAATTAACTGAAGATTTCAAAACTCGTACAACTTTAGTATTTGAAACTGCTGTTAAATCAAACGTTAAAGCAAATTTAGCATTAATTGAAGAGAAGATGGAAGCAGAATTAACTGCTAAAACTGATGCTCTTTTAGAAGATGTTACTGCTAAACTAGACGGATACCTTGATTACATGGTAACTGAATGGGTTGAAGAGAATGCTGTTGCGGTTGAAAATGGACTTAAAAATGAAATCCTTGAAGATTTTGTTGGTGGTTTACAGACATTATTTGCTGAAAATTACATTGAGATTCCAGAAGACAAATTCAACGTAGTTGATGAGCAAGCAATTGAAATTGCTGGTCTTAAAGAAGAATTAGACGCAGAAATGAATAAGAATGTGGAAGCACGTTCAGCATTGAATGATGCTACTGCGAAAGATATTTTCGGTACAGTTTCTGAAGATTTGACTATGACACAAGTTGAAAAACTTACTTCTCTTGCAGAAGGTGTTGTATTTGAAGACGCAGAATCTTATACAGAAAAGTTAGAAACTCTGAAGGAAGCATACTTCCCTACAGAAGAAAGGAAAGAAGAAGTGATTGCTGAAGGTAAAACTGAAGTAAAAGATTCTGAAGAAATGAGCGAATCAATGAAACGCATCGTATCTTCACTTTCAAGTTCAAAAGAAGCAAGCATCTTAGGTGCTTAACATTTATAGTTAATAAGGAGAAAACATAATGTTTTTATCAGAAGAAATTAAAGATAAGTGGCAGCCGGTTATGGAGCATGCAGATGTTCCAAGCATTAAAGATGCTACTAAACGTGCAATCACTTTACGTCTTTTAGAAAATCAACAAACTGCGTTAGATGAAGCTAACGTTACAGGTGCTAATGTAGATAACTGGGATCCTATCCTAATCTCATTAGTTCGTCGTACTATGCCACAATTAATGGCATATGACACAATTGGTGTACAACCAATGTCAGGTCCTACAGGTCTTATCTTTGCAATGAAATCTCATTACACTGGTGAAGCATCTACTGGTGCTGAAGCACTTACTTTACCTGCTGGAGCTCCTGATACGGACTTCGCTGGTGACGATGGTACTGCTGATGCAATGACTACTGCTCAAGGTGAAGCATTAGGTGGATTTGGTGGCGGTGCTACTACTTACAACGAAATGTCTTTCTCAATTGAGAAGTCTAGTGTTACAGCTAAGACTAAGGCTCTTAAAGCAAAATACTCTTTAGAGTTAGCACAAGACCTTAAAGCAATCCACGGTTTAGATGCTGAGACTGAATTGTCTAACATCCTTTCTGGTGAGATCCTTGCTGAAATCAATCGTGAAATCATCACTACTATTAGTTCACAAGCAACTGCTGGTGCAACTACTGGTACTACTTTAGCAGGAACGTTTGACGTTGCTGATGCAGTTGATAACCGTGGTGCTCGTTGGGGTGGTGAACGTTATAAGTCACTACTTGTACAAATCAACCGTGAAGCAAACTTAATTGCTAAGAACACTGGTCGTGGACGTGGTAACTGGTTAATCGTATCTCCAGATGTTGCATCTGCTCTTGATATGGTTTCTGGTCTTGCTGAGCCTTCAATGTCTCTTGACAATGGTGCTCAACCTGACGTTACTAACAGTGTATTCGCTGGTACATTAGGTGGTAAGTTTAAGGTTTACGTTGACCAATTTGCATCTGCTGATACAGTAGTTGTAGGTTTTAAAGGTTCTAACATGTATGATGCTGGTATGTTCTACTGCCCATACGTTCCTTTACAAATGATGAAGTCAATCGGTGAAGAAGATTTCCAACCGCGTCTTGGATTCAAGACTCGTTATGGTATGACTCATAACCCATTTGCGACTGGTACTGCTGGTGCAAACCCGTACTTCCGCAAGTTTACTGTTACTAACCTGTAATAGTTAAAAAGTTTCCCCTACCTTGGGAAAACCGTTGAGTCTATACCTAAACCCATAGACTCTCATGAAACCCCCTTAATTGGGGGTTTTTTGTGGGCGATTATAAATTATTATAAATATAGGTATGAAAAATCAAAATTTAAACCTCGCAAAATCAACCAATTATAAATTAGTTATTGGGGCAATCCCAGGCGTTGACCTATGGTTGAAAACAGCAATGTTGCCTACAATTACAACAAACGAAGTTCCAATCGCAAACCCAGTTGTTGGTAATATTTACAGACCTACTTCTACTCCAGTTTATGCACCATTAATGGTAACGTTTCTTGTTGATGAAGATTTGAGTAATTATAATGAAGTATTAAAATGGATGTATGAATCATCAGGTCCGGATGCATCAAAACGAACGGTAAATGACGCAGATATGATGCATGATGCATCACTACACATTCTATCAAATAACAAGAATGCTACTGATATGGTATATACATTCCATAATATGTTCCCAACTATTCTTGGAGAATTGCAGTTTAATAATGAATCGGCAGAAGAACTCCTTACCGATATAACACTTCAATTCGACTATATGACATTTACTCAAAAATAACTTGACATTTAGACAAAAGTATAGTATAATATCTATATGAATATAGAACAATTAGAAACCCAAGTAGATAAAGATTTATACCTAGACGAAACAATTCTAGCAAAAGAATCTTTAGCAACACCACTCAAACACAACAAATACCTTAAAATGGTACTTCGTGAACGTTTGAAATTAAAGAAATTAAAAACCGAACTATATAGAGTATCATTAGGTAGAACTAACTATTACAACGGAAACGACCCAGACCCATATGAATATGTGTTAAAGGACAGAGAAGTTAAAGAATACGTTAAGATTGACCCAATGGTGGTTGAGGCAGATGCCCGAGTTGCACTACAAGAAGAATTAGTTAAATATCTAGACGAAGTTTGTAAAATGTTTGTGATACGTGGGTTTGCGATAAAGAACGCTTTAGACGTAATGAAATATCATCAAGGGTTGGTATAATTAAATTATGAGTGATATAGTAGTAACAATTAAAGATGATGTATTTTTACGAGTAGAATCGGAAATGGGTATTGCTCATGAACTATCTTCTTTCTTTACGTTTGAAGTACCAGGCGCAAAGTTTATGCCTGCATACAGGTCAAGGCAGTGGGACGGAAAAATAAGATTGTTCAACGTATTTGGTGGCGAAGTTTATGTGGGACTAATAAACTATATCATTGAGTTTGCTAAACATCGTAATTACACAATAGAATACCCTCAATTAGGAGACCAAGAGTCCCTTGAATCAACTGAGACGTTTATTAAGGGGTTAAATCCGCACTCTAATGGAAACCCTATACTACCCTACGACTATCAAATAAACGCCGTTAATTGGGGGATTACGGAGTCCAGAGCACTCCTATTATCTCCAACATCGTCAGGCAAATCTTTCATGATTTACGCATTGACTCAATACTACCGAAAGAAGTTAAACGAGAAGATTTTAATTATCGTACCTACTACATCGTTGGTTGAACAATTATATAAAGACTTTAAAGATTATGCGTCTGAATTAGACCCAACGTTCTCCGAGGACAACGTTCATAGAATTTATTCTGGTAAAGAAAAAGTTACAGATAAACAAATCATTATCACTACATGGCAATCAATTTATAAATTAAAGAAACCATTCTTTGAACAGTTTGGGTGTGTTATCGGTGACGAAGCACATAACTTTAAAGCAAAATCATTAACTAGTATTTTAACTAAGATGACTGATTGTAAATATAAGTTTGGATTCACTGGTACACTTGATGGGACGACTACACATAAATTAGTGCTTGAGGGATTATTTGGTGCTATCAGAAAGGTAACTACTACTAAAGAATTAATGGATTCTGATACAATTTCAAAGTTACACATTGAAGCAATTACCTTTAAATATGATGACGCAGAAAGAAAGTTCGTAAAACCGATGACATATCAAGAAGAAATTGATTTTCTAATTGGACATGTAAAACGTAATAAATTTATTTGCGATTTAACTTTAAGTAGAACTAAAAATACATTAGTGTTATTTCAATTTGTAGAAAAACATGGAAAACATTTATTCAATTACTTAAAAAAGAAAGAACCAAACAGACCAATATTTTTCGTATCAGGGAGTACAAAAGTTGATGAAAGGGAACGTATTAGAGAGATTACCGAGAGTAGTTCAAATGCCATTATTGTTGCTTCATACGGTACTTATTCTACTGGTATCAATATTCGCAATCTTCATAACATTATTTTTGCTCACCCCAGCAAGTCTCGTATCAGAAATTTACAGTCAGTTGGTAGAGGTTTACGAAAGAGTGAAGGAAAAGGTAAAGCAACGTTATTTGACATAAGTGACGACTTATCATGGAAGAAACACAAGAACTTTTCATTGAAACATTTCATTGAAAGAATAAAGATTTACAACACAGAAAAATTTGATTATAAACTAAGGACAATAACATTATGAATATATCAGTCGTACACATGAAACACACAGGAACAGAAGTTATCTGTGACCTAATTGAAATGAATGAAGAGAACATGGCAATCACTATTAAAGACCCACAGACAATTGGAGTTGTATCCCAAGAAGGAAATAAAGTTCAAATGGGATTTAATCCATTCTTAATGAGCTGTAAAGATAACATCATCCATATTTCATTAAATGATATTTTGTTCATCGCAGAAGCATCAGAACAAATTGCAGAGAACTATGAACAAATGTTTGGTGTTGGTTCTGGTCTAATTCAACCTAAAAGCAAAATAATTACATAATCGCTTTACTTTCACAGAATTGTATAGTATAATAGTTGTTATATTACGCATATAAATAACAATTTCTGCCTAGAACGTGAAACCTAGGATAGTAGCAATTCTGTGAAGTGAGCAGACTATAATATTCGACATACTGAATTGAGGTCTGTAATTTGATACCACCGTGTAAGTGGTTAAATAATTAAGATAATC